AAGTACATCGTATGCAACGTTGGCTTACTCGAACACTTTTTATAATTGCCCAATATCAAAATCTACTTATTTAGGGCGTTATGGATCTATTTTTGTTCTATCGTCGATGCTTGCGAGTTACAAAACAAGAACCAACTGGTCGTATTATTCAAATAGATTCGTTGGCATAGGAAGTATCTTCTGGTTTTATATAATGAGTGGAATAAATGCAAATGTATACGCAGCTGAAAGTGGTGCGACGTGGGGTCAGTGGGTTAGCAGTCCTTTAAATATAGGAGACGCATATTCGATTACTTCCACTGGCGGCGTTTGCTTGAACAGCACCGGAGATTTGGTTTTAGATATGTCTACTTTTACTGCAATATCAACAAGTGACCTTATTTCGAGTAACGCGACATATATCGCAATGAACGGAATGATAATCTGATCTTATTCCAGAAAGGACCTGATTTAGTGAAATTACAGATTTTGATTCCTCAGTACAATGAAACAGATGAAGTTCTGAAGCCACTGCTCGATAGCATCGCGCTTCAGCAGAATGTCCCGATGAACGAGATCGGCGTTATTATCTGCAACGACGGCTCGGACGTATATCTGTCTGACGAGTTTCTGGACTCATATCCGTTTGAAATCAAGTATTACAAATGTGCGCATCTCGGCGTTTCAGCTACGCGCAATAAATGCCTTGACTTTGCAACCGCGGATTATGTCATGTTTTGCGATGCAGACGATATGTTCTATAACATGTGCGGCCTCTGGATCATTTTTCGCGAAATGGAAAAGGGATTCGACAGCCTCGTCTCTGCTTTCGTCGAAGAGACACGAGTACCCGACACGAAAGCCATTGAGTACATCAATCACGACATGGACAGTACATTTGTGCACGGCAAGGTACATCGCCGAAAATATCTGATCGAACAGCAGATCCGCTGGAACGACTCTCTTACGATTCACGAGGACAGTTACTTTAACATCCTGTGTCAAAACCTGAGCCAGAACGTAAAGTACTGTCCTACGCCATTCTATCTCTGGAAGTGGCGCGATAATAGTGTCTGCCGCCACGATCCTAAATATATTCTGAAAACATACCGCAATATGCTCGACAGCAACCAGGCCCTGATCAACGAATTCATACGGCGGGGAATGCATGACAAGGCGGCCTTCTACGTTACGTTCATGATCTTTGACGCATACTACACCATGAACAAGACCGAATGGCTGAATCAGGAAAATCAGGAGTACCGCAAGGAAACTGAAAAGCATTTTGCGGCATGGTATAAACAGTTTAAAAAGATCTGGAAAAATGTGCCAGACAACGACAAAATGTTTATCTCCAATCAGGTCAGAAGCCGCAGCGTAATGGAAGGTATGCGTATGGAAACCGTTACCATTGACTCCTGGCTTCGTCACATTGAAGCGCTTGCGCGCAAGGAGAAGATCAAATGAAAAAGCTTTTATTCTTACTCTTATTTGGAAAGGAGAGCGATAACATGATCGCTATGCTTTGGTGTCAGCAGATTATCCTCGGTAAGAAAACTTTCAAACAGGTTCCCCGTCTTCTGAAAACTCAGGTGCGCGAACTCCTGATCGACTGCGGCTGTGAAGATCTCGCCGTAGAAGAATAACCGAAGGGAGGGCTCCCTCTCATGCAGATTACGATGAGGCGCGGAGATATCAAATGGATTCGATTCTCCGTACGAATGTCTGACGGTTCGCCCCCGCCAATAGACCTGAACGACATTCAATTTACGGTTAAGCCGGGTGTGCTTAACCGACATTTTTGTTTTAAGAAGTCCGTAGCAGACGGACAAATCACAACGCTCTCGACGGGCAACTATCAATTCAAGATCGATCCCAAAGATACGAAGCACCTCGCGTTCGGCCTTTATAAGTTTGATTTTCAAATCTACTGTGGCGGAGCCCTGAAGGAATCATTTACGGGCGACCTGTTCCTTAATAAGGAAGTTAACTATCCAGATGCGGATATCGAAGAGCCCGAAGAATCTTTCGAGTTTGAGATTCCATCCGAGCAGGAGCAGGTCCCCGTTACTCCTTCGCCTGACGCGCCAGATGAATTAACAATCAATCTCGAGACTCCGGTGACGGTTCGCACGTCGCCGGACTATCGGGATTTATTTAATAAGCCGTCGATCAACGGTGTTACCCTGAACGGCGATAAGACTGCAGCGGAGCTTGGGATCACGCTTGAAACAATCTATAATCTTTCGCCGCTGACGGACGACGAGATCGACATTATCCTTGCGGGAGGTGTTATCGATGCCTAAGTATGTTGATGAAAACGGATTACGCCGCGTATGGCAAACGGCAGAGAATACCTTCCTTAAGCCGGATGTGGCAGATGAAACCTATCTGCGCCAAGAAGATGCCGAATCAACCTATCTTCGAACGTCCGACGCCGAAAATACATACACGAAGGCGTCGGACGTGAGTGAAAATTATTTACGTAAAGACGATGCCGAACAAACCTTCCTCAGGGCGGATGACGCTGAGCGCACATATTTAAAGACGGCCGACGCAGGGGCTATTTCAGAGGAAAACTATACAACCGCTGAAAAAGAGAAGCTTGCCGGACTCAGCAATTATCAGCTTCCGACCGCCTCTAATCAAGTTCTCGGCGGCGTGAAAGTAGGAGAAGGTCTTGATATCGATGCGAACGGTATGATCAGCGTTACGCCGCAAGATCCAAATGTGGACTGGGGCAACGTAAGCAATCAGCCAACAACGCTTGGTGGCTACGGCATTACAGACGCGGCTACAAAAGATGACATCTCTCAAATCGAGAATCGTATTGAGGGGTTTTATATTTATCGTGGCAAGGTTCAGACGCTGGAAGATCTGAACACCATTCAAAATCCGAAGAACGGCGACACCTACGACGTGGAAGACAGCGGCGTCAACTACGCATGGAACGAAACAGAAGGCCGCTGGGACAGCATGGGCGGCATGGGAAACGTGGCTTCGCTGTCCGAGCATGAGCTTGACATTCTGCTTCACATTGCCACAACGAAAGAAGTATTACTTGCCATTCTCGAAGAAGGTGGCATGATTACGCTCGATGAGGATATTACTATCACCGATCCTGTTACTTTGACGAAAAACACCATCATTGACTTGTCGAACTGTACGCTTACATCCACTTCGACCGGCTTTGCATTTGTTGCTAACGGAGTGTCCCTCGTAATTCGTGGCGGCACGATTAACGTGAGCAACAGCTTCGCGAAGGCAATCAACGGCGGCACCATTACTGTCGAAAGCGGAAGCTATACGGCTGGCCGCGTTGGACTTGAAGCAGATGGCGTTGACTCTAGCGTGACAATTAATGGCGGCACAGTAAGTGCTTTTAACGGAGCGGCAATAGCGTCGAACGGTGGCCACGTCATCATTAACGGGGGGAATATCTCCTGTACGAACGGAACTGCTGTTTGTGCTAGCGGTGCCGATGGCTTATATACCAATATCATTGACATGAATGGCGGCGAAATCATTGCCGATACAACCGAAGAAGGCTACGCTTCCTGTGGTGTCTATCTTAATAACAAAGACAGATTTACTATGACTGGCGGCCGCATTACAAGTAAAAACGGCTGTGGCCTTCTCATCAGGGATGGCCGCGCTATCATTCGTGACGGCATCATTGTCGCCGAAGGAACTGGCTCTGGATGGGTCGGGGGCAACGGTACCAAGATGTCGCACTCTGCAATCATTTTCCACGAGTCAGCTAAAGACACTCATTACGGAATGCGGCTTGAAGTATATAAAGGCTTGTTCGAAGGAACAAATCTCGCTCTTGAGACCATTTCCGAGAACGCCTATCCAAACATTTACATTAAAGGCGGGACGTTTGTTCCCAGCATCTGAAAGGAGATGACTACCTATGCCATATGAAGATATTCAGACCAAAAAGTTCATAGACAGCGCCGGCACAGGCTACCTATGGACTAAGATAAAAAATCGGTACGATAGCAAACTGGATGAAGTTCGTGCCGCCGACGATTCTATTAACGTCAGAAACAACAATCAGGTCTCGGTTGCGATCAGCACAGAGTCAGGTAACCTGCTTCGACTGAAGACGACCGGCAACAAGGGCCTGTACGTCGATAATCCTGGTTCGCCCGACTCTTACACGATTGTGGCCGACAGCTCTCCGGGCAACTATGCGGCGGTCTACCATCTGAAGAAGTTTGAGGCAGGGTCCGACACTGGAGTTAATATCGGTGTTCCAATCAATATTCCGCGCGATATGGTCGTCGAAAGCGGCTCTGTTGTCACAAAATCATCGAGCGGCGAATGGGGCGCTGCCGGCACCTATATCGAGCTTGTTCTCGCAAACGCCAACGGCACTAAGCTGTGGATCCCTGTTGGCAACCTGATTGAATATGTAACCTCCGGTTCTCATAGCGGAGACGCTGTGTTTATTACGGTCGATCCTACTACTCATCAGGTGAGCGCCACCCTTGCTAACGGATCCATTACCATGGAGAAGCTCAGCTCTGAGATAGCCGACGCGGTGGGTCGCGCCGCTGTTGCTGTACGCAGCGTGACAGAAGGCGTGGCCAATGGTACGATCGATGTCGATGGCACGGCTGTTGCTGTGCATGGCCTTGGTACGGCGGCCTATATGAACTCTACCAGCTTCGATAATGCCGGAGCTGCCGCGGCTGTGCTCGGTACACAGGCTGACGGAAGCTCTGTCAATACCGTGTTTGGCGTGAAGCAGTATGCGTCCGATATCTACACATCCATTACCTCCCTCACAAACTCTGAGATCGATGCTGCTGTCGCGGCCGCCGAAGAGTAATAAGTGAAAGGAGGGGTCGGTTATGCCGACACTGAACACCAAGAAATATCTGGATGCAAATGGAATTACGCATCTTCTTAGAAGTATTGCCGCTGCCTATCCAGATAACGCGACGCTTCAGACGGTTGTTGACGCAGTTGAAGAAGCGCTTGACGAAAAGGTTAACTCCGCGGACGTTGGTGCAGCCGGAGGTATTGCAAGCCTTGACGCAAACGGTCAGCTTGACTCCGATCAGATTCCTGACGATCTTTCTGATCATGTGGGCAACACGAACGTACATCTGTCCACTGACGAGAAGCAAAAACTAGGCACACGTGTGACCGCTTACCGCAACGCAAGCGGCACACTTGTTTTCTCTTATGGCTTACCTCAATAAGGGGGGGTGTTCTGATTGAACGATATCAGCGGCCAGAGCTATATCAGCACAATCCTGCTTCCCGGTTCCGAAGTTACACATTATATCAAAGACTCAGAGGCACGAAATGCAATCACGGCTGTCGAGACCGGCAAACAGGAAAAGATTACGGCAAATGGCCTTCTTAAAGGAGACGGCAGCGGAGGCGTAAGCGCTGCTGTTTCCGGTACAGACTATCTTGCGCCTATGCAGGCAACCAGCAGTCCTTCTGCCAGCGGGAACTCCGTGTCGTTTATTGACACAATCTCGCAGAATGCGCAGGGGAAGATTACAGTTACAAAAAAGACGATTCCGGCGGCAAGCTCCTCTGTAGCGGGCATCACTATGGTAGGGGCAAGCGGCGGTGCCGATGCTTACGGTGCGGCCGCCGAAGCTGAACGGGTCGCAAAGGCTTACGCAGACACTCTGGTTTCAGGGCTTGGTTCCTATATGACCCTGCGCGGCACCAGATCTTCTGAGTCTGCGATTAAGGCGATCGGTTCCGCTGAGGCCGGCGACGTTTATATTAACACGGAGGACAACAGCGAGTGGGTATGTACACAGACGATCGACACTGCTACGGCCGCGGCTTGGGAGAAGCTCGGCTACAATATGGATCTCAGCAGATTTGCAGAGACGGCCGATCTTGGACTCATGGCGCAAGCAGATACAGCTTCTGGAACAATTACTCCAGCAGGCTCTATATCGATCAACGCCTATACGCCTGACGGCACAATCAGTGTTAACAAAAACGGAAACAAAAACTATACACCAGCAGGGACTGTGTCTACGCCACAAATCACAGTCGTGCCAGATACAGGCACTGTGAACAGTATTACGGGCGTAGGCACTCTTCCTACGTGGAGCGCGAGCGTTTCAAACGAGACGCTCGTTTTTAACTTTGAACCGGGAACGCTTCCGACAAAAGGAGCGGACACGACTGTCGTCACCGGGATCGTCAGCGCTACATCTTCTCAGCCCACTTTCACAGGCGAAGGTACTGAGATTAAATTTACAGGAACGGCGAAGGCGCCGACTGGAAGTTTCTCTGGTTCAAGCAGAACAGTGACTGTCACTCCAGATGTTAATTAGAATGGAGGAACATGACTATGAGTTTAATTCCACTAAAAACCTTTCTGGATGCGGTTGAAAAAAACGTCAACAGGACAAACGTGTATAAGCTCGGCGGCGACGGAACTAACGGAGAGTGCGACTGTATTGGCCTCATTGTTGGAGCCAAGCGCCTCTGCGGCGGCAAGTGGACAGGGCTCCACGGAAGCAACTATGCGGCACGTTTTGAAATGTCTTCGCTTGGTTTGATCGCAACCGAAAAGGATTTTTTTCTTGGAGAGATTGTCTTCAAGGCCAAGTCTCCAAATGATGAAGGGTATGATCTGCCTGACCGCTACAAGAGCGGCGGCAACCGTTTTACCGGAGACATCACAGATTACTATCATGTCGGTATCGTGACAAGCGTTAAGCCGCTCACGATTACCCACTGCACGACTGTCGGTCCCATCGTTCGCGATCACGAGAAGCGGCGCTGGGCTTACGGCGGCATGTTGAAAGGTATCGACTACAGCGAAATTGGATTCGTTACAAATGAGGTGAATGAAATGGTTACAGTAGCAGGCGGCAACGCCAAGTCTCCTATTAATATGCGCGAAAAACACAGCGTTCTTTCGCCTCGCATTGCGGAAATTCCACAGAACTCCGAGGTCGAGCTTCTGGAAGCTGGCACTGACTGGAGTTATATTTCTTATGGCGGCAAAAAAGGCTATGTAATGACGAAGTTTATTCAGAGCAGCCCAGAAGAGAACACTGTGACCGGCGACACAATTCTGGTTGACCGCGCCACTCTTGAGCAGGCTTACGATATAATCGGAGACCTCCTCGGCCTGCGCGGTTAACTGCGCATGGCGGGAAGGAAGGGTGGTGAACAAAAATGGACCAATGGAAAGCTATATTTGACTGGTGCACAAGCCATTGGGCGTTCTGCGTTTTTGTAATCGGCATGATCTTCGAAATCCCGTCTCTGAAACTGAAGCCGTTTACCAGATTACTCAATATGATTGGCAAGAACCTTAATCGCGACGTAAGCAGCCGCATCGATAAGATCAACAGCGACCTTGACACCGTGAAGAGGGAGCTTGACCAGGTGAAGAAAGAAAACGAAGACCAGATGAAAGTCATTGATCAGAATGACGCGAACTTTATACGCACTACGATTCTCGAATTTGCAAACTCATTGAGGCATGGCGTCGAGCATACTCAGGAAGAGTACGACCACATCATCGATCTTAATGACAGATATGAAGAGTACATCCAGAAGTATCAGATTCGCAATGGGCGGTTTATGCATGCTTATAACTACATTCTCACGAAATACAGCGAATGCCTTGAGCATGACACGTTCTTATCCTAATGAACTTTGCGCAATATATTACAGTATAGTCGCATTTTTTTGAGGTGGTTGCATGGCTAAAAGAAAAGGCCGGAAGGACTACGAGCAGTTCAGCAAGAAGCTCAGCAAGTGGCTTCTGCTTTTCTGGGCTTTCTACAGGATTCTCACTTGGGCGGCCGTGGTCATGCGGCCTGAAGTTTCTACTGCGCTTCACGGTCTTACGACGGGCGTAGATGAGGCGGCCATGTGTGTTGTGATCACGTATACAGTGAACAGCACAAGTGAGAAAGCTATTATTCATTATTTCACGGCCAAGGTTGAGGCCGGCGAAAAGGACGATGACAAGGAGGACGATAACGGATGATTGATCTGACTGAAGTTATTAAAGCGTTGTTTGCGCTGTTGATTGCGGTATTGACCTATGTGGTATTCCCTCTGCTGAAGAGCAAGCTGTCTGAAGAGAAGTTCGCGCTGATGAAGGAAATTGCGCGCACCGGCGTTTACGCTGCGGAGCAGCTGTACAACGGGAGCGGTCGAGGAGAAGAGAAACTTGAGTATGTCATGAACTACATGAAAGAACGTGGGTATGACATTAACAAGGAAGAAGTCAGGACGGTTGTCGAGTCCTGCGTTAAGGATCTGAAGATCCTGATTAACGCGTAAAAAAATTGGGGTACTCTCGAAAGAGAGCACCCCTTTTTTTATGCGCGTTGCGCATTTGAATTCTCAGTTAAGTATATTGAATCAATATATTTAAGTGAAAATTCAGACGCTGACATTGAAACGGGAAAACCGCTGTGGTAAAATGGTCCTAAACTCCGACTCTGAAGGTCACAGGTTCGAATCCTGCCGGGCGTACCAAATGCCTGAAATCCTTGTGCGGCAAGGGTTTCGGGCTTTTTTTATCGATAATATAATTCGTGCGCGATAACGCTGTTTATGTTATTATTTGGCTTAAATGTCAACTGGTTGTGTCAATTTCTTTGTTGGTTGAATCGCTGGAGCCGTTGATTTTATTGGGCTCTGATGCTATTTCACCTGTCATGTTCTGTGTCAAGCCGTTGAGCGTTTCGCTGAACTTCTCGCTGGCGTTCGCCACGTTCTCGCTGTTCTTGTGGATGTAGCGGTTGTACGTGAAACTGAAATCGGCATGGCCCGCAATGGTCTGCACAGTCTTTGGATCGACTCCGCTGGCGGCCAACATGGACAGATAGGTGTGGCGGAACACATGCGGCGTAGCTCCGTAGAGATTGATCTTCTTCCCTATACGCTGCCAAGCTCTGTCGAACTTGCTCTGCGTAATGGGCGTATTTCCGCCGCCTATCACGAATCCTTTGCCTCGCTTCTTCAGATATGGCTTCAGCTCTTTCTGAATATGAATTTCGCGGATGCCCGACTTGCTCTTTGTGTATTCGTGGAACACGGGCTGATTTGATTTATAGGTTACTTCGGACTTCACCTTGATCGTTTTGTCCGTTACGCTGTCCCACTTGAGCCCCAGTATTTCGCCGCGCCTCATGCCTGTGAAGCAGAGGAGTGCGATCAGAAGCGCATCGTCCGGCTGCAGATCATTGATATGAGCCACAACGTCTCCGAACTGAGCAGCAGTTAAAGCTTCGCGCTTAGTTGCTTTCTCCGGGAGCGTTATACGCTTTGAGGCCGTTGGATCTTTTTCCAGCTTGCCATCCTCCACCGCATTCTCGAAGATCTCGTGCATGATGATCAGCATCTGCTTCGTGTACGATTTGGACAGGTGCTTTTTCTTCTGGAAGAAATCCTGTACTGTCACTGTGGTGATACTGCACAGCGGCATTGTCCCAAAGAAAGGAAGAATGTGCTTGTCAAGAAGGAAACGGTTGGTCTCCTCCGTTGTGGTTTTCCAGCGCGGCTTCAGAAAGACATCATAGATGTCATCTGTGTACTGCTTGAAGCTTTGCGCTGATTGGGCGGCTGGCGCAGGACTTCCGTATTTCTCCAGCGCATTTTGAATCAGGTCACTGAATGTTGCTCCCGTTATCCATACCTTTTCGCCACTTGGGAGCATCACGTGAATTCGTTGCCTTGGCATATCTGCATCTCCTTTACTTATGCCAGCAACGGTTTTCCCTGTTTCATTGTCAAGGTTCAGAACCGAATAGATGGCATTGCGCGCAGCGGCGTTGGCCACCTCTTCGACCTGATCATAAGTATACAGGCGGCAATTGCCGCTGTCAAAATTTATTTCGTTCATTTAACCTCCGAAAAAAAATAGCCCCTGTCACCGAAGCAACAGGGGCTATGATGTCAATATGGCATTGCGTCGATCGGATCAGAGTGTTCGAAGTCGTCGCAACAGTCGTCGCAGACAGGCATGATCCAGCCGCGCGTGATGCGGGTTGCAGGCTTGCCGCACTTGATGCATGTACGGGAGCTTAGCTCAGAATACTTCTCGATGATATCAAAGCCTTTTTTCGTGAAGCCGCTGTCATACCAGCGCAGTTCGCCGTACTTCTCTTTGATCTGCCAGATGCGGTAGTTGTCCACGATGTTGTTTGCCACAAGCTCATCCATGATCTCCTGACACATTTGCTCCCCAAAGGCTTTGCGCCAGCCTATCGGCATGTCGTCGAGCTCCGTATACTCGTAGTCGTATTCGGGGATTTTGTCAGGCTCATCAGGCCAGTAGCCGCCTTCGGAAGCTTCTGTGATTCGTTTGCCGCTAAAACGATTAGATGGAATAAGAAAAGGGAATCGTTTACACAATTCCCTGTTCTTTTCCTTTATTTCAGGCGGTACTTTAAGGTCACTCATCCTGGCCTTCCTCCTTATAGAGTTTGTCAAACACAGTCTCAGGCTGATCGTCGGGGTCTG